CGTGGCAAGTATTTATGGTATAAAGGGAACTCAAATATTTAGAAACGGAGGAAAAAAATGAAAAAACCTATAAGTAAAAAAGAAAATCCAGGTTTAGTTAAATTAGCTAAGAAAAAACCTGAACTTGCTGAAAAATTTGGTTATGATGCAAATAGAATTACTGCAGCTAATGGTGGATCTATGAATCATGAACAATTAACTGGTTGGGGAAATGTTAGACCTGATGTTAAAAAATTCGGTAAAAAATAATGCAGAAACAAAAGATGGATAAAAAGAAGTTAATGCAACTTCTACAAAATAAGAAAAAGAAAAAACAAGTTACGAAAAGAAAACCTTCAGCAAGAATGAAGGCTATGGGAATTGCATAATGGCAAAACTTTGTGCTAAAGGAAAAGCAGCTGCAAAAAGAAAATTTAAGGTTTATCCATCTGCATATGCAAATATGTATGGATCAGCAGTTTGTTCTGGTAAAATAAAACCAGGCGGTAAAAAGAAAAAAGCTAAAAAGAGAAAATAATGGCCGAAGGAGGACTAAGAAAATGGGTAGCAGAGAAATGGGTGGACATTGGAGCACCAAAGAAGAATGGGAAGTATCAGCCATGCGGGCGCTCAAAAGGTTCGAAGAGAAAGTATCCAAAGTGCGTACCACTTGCAAAAGCCACACAGATGACAAAGTCTCAAAAGGCGAGTGCTGTCAAAAGAAAAAGAGCAGCAGGTAATACAGGTCCTAAACCAACTAACGTTAAAACATTCACAAAAAGAACTAAAGCAGCAAATGGATATGCTGGAAGTTTTATTAAATTAGATGTAGATGGTAAAAGAATTGGAAATCCAACTTTAAAAAAATATTATAGAGGAATGATATAATGGCATCACCAGCATGGCAAAGAAAAGAAGGTAAATCCAAAACAGGTGGATTAAATAAAAAAGGCGTTGCATCTTATAGAAGAGCTAATCCTGGATCAAAATTAAAAACAGCAGTAACAACTAAACCATCAAAATTAAAAAAAGGATCAAAAGCTGCAAAGAGACGTAAGTCATTTTGTGCTAGAATGTCTGGAATGAAGAAAAGACTTACTTCTGCTAAGACCGCAAGAGATCCAAATTCAAGAATTAATAAATCACTTAGAAAGTGGAATTGCTAATGATTAAAAATTTTAAAGACATAGTTATATTATTAATTACAACAGGTGTTCTAATTTTATTAGGTATCATTATTATTGGTGATTATTGGGTAGCTGTTCAAGAAGATAGACCAATAGATGACAGCATAATCGTACTTATGAAAATGTCAGTTACAGGATTGATTGGAGTTATTGGTGGTTATATTGGTGGTAGTAAATGATAGATAAATTCATGTACACATTATTTGGTGCTATTGACAATTTATTTGATAATATTATACCTAATCAATATGAGAGACTCAAAAACAATAGAATCTTTTCTTCAAAAAAAAGAAAAAGAAAATAAAGAAAAAGACTTATTTCGAAACCTTAAAAAAGAGGTAGATGCAGGTGCGAACGGCACTCAGAAATATGTCATTAAGAAAGGTGCAAATAAGGGTAAAATAGCTAATGTTAAGTGAAGAATTAGTAATATTAAATAAAATACAGAAATATTTAAAAGAATCATATCAAAATATTGGAGATAACATGATTGGTGGTGGTATTGACAATATGGAAAAATACAAGTATATGATGGGACAGGCACATGCCTATTTAAGAATATCACAGGAAATATCAAGCCTGCTAAATCCTAAGGAGGAAAAAAATGATACTGAAAGAGAACACGATCTCACAAACGTCGTCCGATTCGGAGACACCCAAGACTAAATCTGCATTATTAGATAAATACGAAAAACAAAATGAAGAAGCTAATAAAAAAGAAGTTGAAGGTTACGAACGTTTAAAAACAAAAGAATCAGAAAAATTACCTAAACCAACTGGATGGAGAATGATAGTTCTTCCATTTAAAATGCCTGAAAAAACAAAAGGTGGATTATTTTTAGGACAAGAAACATTAGAGCGACAACAAGTTGCATCTACATGTGGACTTGTTTTAGCACAAGGTCCACATTGTTATGACAAAGAAAAATTTCCTGAAGGTCCATGGTGTAAAAAAGGAGACTGGGTTGTCTTCGCACGTTATGCCGGATCCAGGATACAAATCGATGGTGGTGAAGTGAGAATACTCAATGATGATGAAGTACTTGCTACCATTGCTAACCCAGAAGACATACTTCATCAATATTAACAATCATAGGAGGAAACTATGCCCGACGTAGAAGAAAACAAAACAGTCGATATCGATACATCTGGACCTGACACTGAAGTTGAATTAGAAAATGATTCTAAAGAAACTGAAACACCAGAAGTAGAAGCTCAACAAGAACAAGAAACTGAAGTTGTAGAACAACCAGAAGAAAAAGTTGAAGCTAAAAAAGAACCATCAGAAGATGAACTAAAACAATATTCTGAAACTGTTCAAAAAAGAATAGCTAAACTTACTAAGAAGTGGAGAGAAGCCGAGAGACAAAAAGATGAAGCTTTAACTTATGCTCAAAGAGTTATGGAGGATAAGAAAAAGTCTGAAGCAAAACTTTCTAAGCTTGAACCTAGTTTTTTAAAAACCACTGAAGAAGGTATTAAAGCTGGTTTAGAATCTGCTAAAGCAAAATTAGCTGCTGCAAGAGAAGCAGGAGATATTAATGCTGAAGTAGAAGCTCAATCTTTAATTTCTGAGTATGCTTATAAACAAGCTAAATTTGTTGAAGCTAAAGCTGAACAAGAAGAAATTAATAAATCTAGAGAAACTGAGGTTAGACAACCAGAAGTCAATTTAGATAGAAGACAAGTAGCACAGGGAAATCCTGACCCAAAAGCTGAAGACTGGGCAAGTAAAAACTCATGGTTTGGTAGAGATACCGCTATGACTTATACTGCTTTTGATCTACATAAAAAGCTTACAGAAGAGGAAGGTTATGACCCACAATCTGATGAATATTATCAAGAAATTGATAAAAGAATAAGACTTGAATTTCCTCAGAAATTTGCTACAAATGAGGTTAAGGAAACGGCTAAGCCTGTACAGACAGTTGCATCTGCAAAAAGAAGTACAAAATCAGGTCGCAAAACTGTGAGACTCACACCCTCTCAGGTAGCAATCGCTAAAAAATTAGGTGTGCCACTAGAAGAATATGCGAAACAATTAAATATCACGAAGGAGGTATAAGCATATGAGTAATGAAAATGAAAAAAGAACTTCCCGTGCGAGTCAAACTAGAGAAAAAGAAACTCGAAAAAAAGTTTGGACTCCACCGTCATCTTTAGATGCACCACCTGCGCCAACAGGTTTTAAACATAGATGGATAAGAGCTGAGAGTCTTGGCTTCAATGACGCTAAGAACGTCAATGGAAGATTAAGACAAGGTTATGAATTAGTTAGATCTGATGAATATCCTAATGCAGATTATCCTGTTGTTGAAGACGGCAAATACGCAGGAGTGATCGGAGTTGGTGGCCTTTTGCTGACAAGGGTACCGGAAGAGATCGCGCAACAACGAACTGACCATTATGTTAAACAAGGTCAAGAAAATGTTGAAGCAGTTGATAACGATCTTATGAAGGAACAGCATCCAAGTATGCCGATCAATATTGATCGACAGACTCGTGTAACCTTCGGTGGCTCAAAGAAAAGTTAATTTTTTAACGATTCCTAACCATCAAAGGATAAACTTAATAATATGTCTATAAGGAGGACACAACTATGGCAAATAAAGACGCAGCGTTCGGTCTAAGACCGATCGGAAAAGTTGGTCAGAATAAAGACGCACAAGGTTTATCCGAATACAGCATTGCAGCAAGTTCAGCAGCAATCTACCAAAACGATCCCGTTATTATGGCGGCGACTGGTGAGATTGAAGTTGGAGCAGCTGCAGAAGTTTTATTAGGATCACTAAACGGTGTATTTTATACTGACGCATCAACAAGCAAGCCTACATGGGCGAACCACTTAAACGCATCTAACACTGCAACAGATATTGTTGGATTCGTAAGTGATGACCCTTATGAAAGGTTTGAAATACAAAGTGCTGGTACAGTAGCCCAAACTAACATTGGTAACTGTGCTGACATCGTGTACGCAGCAGGTAGTGCGCCAAACTACGTTTCAGGAGTAGAAATTTCTGGAACTATGGCAGCAACTGCAGCTCAATTAAAAATAATAGGTGTTTCTAAAGATCCTGAGAATGACGAACTAGGCGCAGCTAATGCGAACGTAGTCGTTACTATCAACGAACACTTTATGAAACAAACAGCCGGAATATAAGGAGAATAAATTATGGCGATATCACGAGGACAACTAGTTAAAGAACTAGAGCCAGGTTTGAATGCTTTATTCGGTCTGGAATATAAACAGTACGAGAATCAACATGCTGAGATATATGCTACTGAATCTTCTGACAGAGCGTTTGAAGAAGAAGTAATGTTATCTGGTTTTGCTCAAGCTCAAGTTAAAGCTGAGGGTTCAGGTGTGACTTTTGACAATGCTCAAGAGACTTTCACAGCTAGATACACTCACGAGACTGTAGCTTTAGCATTCTCGATCACTGAAGAAGCTATTGAAGATAATCTGTATGACAGATTAGCATCTAGATATACAAAAGCGTTAGCTAGATCAATGGCACAAACAAAACAAGTAAAAGCTGTTAATCCATTAATTAATGGATTTGGTAGTTTCACATCAGGTGATGGTACTGCATTATTTGCAACTACTCACCCAACGATTGCTGGAACTGTATCCAACACTTTAACTACAGCTGCTGACTTGAATGAAACTTCATTAGAGCAATCATTAATTGACATCGCTGCAATGACTGACGAAAGAGGTCTAAAAATTGCTGCAAGAGGTGTTAAAATGATTATCCCTTCTGAGTTACAATTCACAGCTGAAAGACTCATGAAAACTGAGCAAAGAGTTGGAACTGCTGATAATGATATCAATGCTATCAGATCAATGGGAATGATTCCTCAAGGTTATAGAGTGAATAATTTCTTAACTGATCCAGATGCATTCTACATTATCACTGATGTGCCGAATGGTATGAAGATGTTTGACAGAAGCCCAATTAAAACGGCTATGGAAGGCGACTTCGACACTGGTAACGTTAGATACAAAGCTAGAGAAAGATACTCTTTCGGAGTTTCTGACTTTAGAGGTATCTTTGCATCACCAGGTGCATAATACTTAAAAAATTTGAGGCGGGACACAATCCCGCCTCATTTACAATATAGAAAGACAAAACCATGAATAAATACCTAATAAAAATATTTACAAAAACTTTACAAACACAATTTGAAATCGAAAGTGATAAAGAAATAAATAATGCGGATGAGCTAAATAAACCCATTATTGACTTCTTAGGAAAATCTGATATAAAATGGGAACAAAATGATTTACAGTACACTAGTACTATAAGTGATTTTTATATAACCTATGAGGAGGTTACAAATGGCTCAGGACAACATGGTATTGTTCGCGAAGAAACTGAAACTCGAGTCTAGATGGAACGAGTTGTTTCTTGAAAATAAGGGACAAATTACCGCTGAAATGTCTGTTATTGGTGATGAGATCAAAACAGTAATTAGATCAATCATTAGGCAACAGGAAGAGCAAGTTCGAACCAATCCGTTAGATGGTGAAATTCATCTTTACGCTGGTTAATTAGGACTAATACATCGTTGGAAACGTTAATCATTCCTAGGGATCTCTTGCACTCTATTAAAATCTAGTATATAAATTACCTACTATACATAAATTAATTCTACATAGACGCAGT